CACGCAGTCTGAACCGTTCCTGTACCCCATCAAAAGCCCTGTCCAGTTACATAAGTCCCGGATGTGGAGCTAAGACAACAATACTCCGTGTCCGCTATCAAGAACTGGGCGGCAGCTTGCTTGTCGAGAACGCTTGCCTCGTCGTCCCTGAGAACACGGTGAATCGCATTGTCAACGTCAAACTCAGCCAGCGCCTCCAGCTTACCGCTATAGGGGATAGCGTTACCGTATTCGGTAACCACTATAGTCCCCCTGCCAATACCAAAACCGTGTTTCGGTATTTCCGTGCCTTCGGTCAGCGATGTCCCAGCGGTGTCAATAGCTGTAATCTTGTCGAACATAACCGTATCATTCACATTCAGACCGAACGCTTCCTTTACTTGCACAAATTGTCTAAACTTCATCAGGGGGGCAGCAGCAAAACGTAACCGCTTCGACAACTTGGGCAAACTTAAATAGCCACCCCTTGTATCTGTGGTATCATAGATACCTCCAACACCATAAGTAGCCATAGTAGTACCTCACAATCTTTAGTGGGATACCGTTATCCGATACCCCGCTTCTTTGCTGAATCTGCTTTTCGGCCAGCCACATACTCCACATTGGACTCGCCAGCATCGTCTTTTGGCTTTACAGATGGAGTTACTCCGCCAGAGGCAAGACCGCCGGTTGCGGCTGTGGCTTTCGATTTATCCACAGCTTCGCCTTTGCCCTTGTCCCTTTCGGAAGCAAGAAATTCGGTAGCAAACTCTGCCGCTTTTTCAACGACCTTGTCCATAGATAGGCTGGGGTTCTCTCGCCTTATCCTTAAAATTGCCGGACCGACCAGAGTATCTTCGTACTTTGTTAGCTCTGGATGGTCTTGGCGGAATTTCAAGGCAGCCATCTTGGTATTCACAATATCACCGACCTGCTGCAAGGATTGAGCCAAGCTCTTTTTACTAACAAGCTCTTCGCCGCTACCGTCGTCGGCTTCGGCTGCTTTACCTCCACCCCTGACGGCATCCCAATCGACGTGCGGTGTAACAGCTTCTAATAGCTGTGCGTCTTCGGTGCTTTTCTGTTGCAACTCATCATACTTAGTCTGCAACGCCTTGTGCTCGTCTGAAATAACGACCTCGTTTGCCTTTGCAGCCGAGGCTTCCCCACCAGCTTCGGGCGAACCTGCACCCTGCTGATGTTCTTCCGCCAACTGCTCTTCTGTTTTTTCTTCTGCCATTGTAATACTCCTTTTTCTGCCTGCGTTTCCGTATTACCGCAAACAACAAGCGATAAAAAATAAAGCCACAATACACGGGCAACACACCCGCATATTACTTCTTTATCCGTTTCAGCTTCTCTATTGCTATATTGCCAAGCTGTATTACACCTGCGGCATAATTAAATACCATATCAATCGCATTTATAGACTGCTGTAACAGGATAAATTGGTTCACATCTTTCGCTTCGGCCAACAACTTCTGTACCAAAGCCCTTCTTCTTTCGACCAAGGCTGGCGCAAAAACGTCTTTCCAGCCCCGCGTCTCTAACATAGACCTCAACAACGCTCCACGTTCACTTTCGTCCTGAATGTTCTCAAGTTCGCCCTCTTCCAAATCATTCGGGTCGAACCCGTCCAGTTCAGGGACTTCTACTTTGGCTTCTTCGTCGTCCATAATTACAATCCTTCCTCATTAGCTTTTTGCTTTGTTTCTTTACGGCTTTTTATCGTACCGATTTCTGCTTCCTTGGCGGGAAAACCCACCTGTTGAAGCTGAAAATTGTAGGTGTTGCCCTGTTCCATTATGCTGGTCAATTTGACCGTACCCACCAGCTTGAAAACGTCTCCGACATCAACCTTTGAAAAGGGAAGTGCCTGTCGGCTGATAGTCAAAATGGGATACCCTGCTTCAGCTAAGTCGAACATCGCTATATCAGCTTTTTTACTCATAGCCCACCTTTCTTTCTTCTACGCTTAACTCTGTCCCTGACGTATCCCTCGGCCTCGCTAACGTCGGGCGGCTTGACCGTCTCGGCCTCTCTCACTATTCCACTCAACGCATTTTGACGCTGCCCTTTATCAATTTGGACTGCCTTCATCAGCTTCTTGTCTTTCTTTATATCTTCCGCCTGCATCAACGTATCAGTGGCATTTGTTACTTCGTATTTATCAATACCACCAATCGTTTTCTTTCGGGACGTAGCAATCACAACTGGCGATTCTGCGCTGGCTTTTCTCGACCGCTTTTGTTTCTTTGCCATTATCTTTTCCTTTTTTTCTTTTTGATTTTGACTACTTGGCCAGTATCTTTCTGCTTGGTATTAAGTCTGCCGAAATCAGAACTACGAACTCTGGCATAAGCGTTTGGGGCTTCCTTAATCAGCCTCTTGCGTTCTGTCTCGCGGCGAACGACCTCATCTTTGGCTATAGTCGGTTTCTTTTTCTTCATTTTCGTCCTTTTGGTTTCCAAGGGGTTGGCGCACCCCTGTTGAACTTCCTGTCGGCGGCCTCGCTGTCCTTCTGCAACGAATGTTTCTGTGCGTCCGCAAGCATAGGACGGCGAACTTCCCCAGCGCCGAACACCTTGGCCTTTTCTTTCGGGTCTTTGTAATGGTCGGGATTTTTGTCTTTCATAAACTTTGCCATTTTATTCTCCCTTTAGTCCTATCCAGTTAGTCTTAAAATATCCGCAGGGTTCATACGGGCAACCGCCTGCCTCGCGTCTGCTTCCGCTCTCGCCTGTACGCCTCGCACACGACCTTTTGTGTCTTCTGGCTTTGCCTCTTCGGGTTCTTTGAACACATCCGAAAGATTATAGATAGACAAGAACTTTTTCCATAAATCAGGTATGTCGGTCATTTGGCCAAGAACTTCACTCTTCAACGCCATCCCTACAATTTGAGCAACCCTCTGCTCTGTTTCTCTTTGCATTAACAGCAATGTCAATCCACCAACCTTGAAAATAAATCTGTCCTTCCTTGGCTTAAACTTGTCATTGACCTGAACAAGAATATCATAGGCCATCTCAAGCAACGGCTTAATAGAGTTCTGCTCCAAGTCCTTTGCGATTACATCGAACAACCCCCTCGATTCGGCAGTCTTTATCTCGATTTCGCCAAGGGTTTTCGTCTTTCTCGACGGCATACCTTGAATAAACTCAGTTACAGACGTGCCCTCCTGCATCTCTCTGTTGATGGTATCCAAGAAAGTAATGGCCTCTGCGCCCACTCCGCGTGTTATGACTTCCCTGACCGCTTGCTCGTTGGTATTCTTCGGGATTACTTTGCCTGGAAAAATAGTCAGTATATCCTTCGGGTTCTGCATAGAACCTGGGTTGTACTCAAATACGGGATTGACCGTCCAGTTCAAGCTGTCGGTGTATAGGTTCAAGACGTTGTTGTAGATATACATTAACTTTGCCACCGGCTCGACCAGACTTGTACCCATAACTCCCCGGTGCGGATACACGAGCGGGGTGGTAAGAACGTGAGGCGGTAGCTTGTGGTCAAACGGGTTCGGCTGGTTACGGATAATCCTTTTCTCGTTGGCAATAAAAACAAGCTGATTCTCAATTACCTGCTTGCCGTCCTCGGATATTATATCACCCCAAAATTCAAGCAGATTAACTTTTTTAGATGACTTGGTATACTGGCTAAGACCCCTGCGCATCCGCTCCTTGAACTCCAACTCCGACTTTCTGGTATCACTCTCAATCTGCTCGATTTCACTCATTATGAAGATTTCTGTACCAGCCTTCTCATTGACATCTTCGGCCATCTTTATCAATGCCGCTACATCCATCTCCTTGTACTCTATAATATACTTCGGCCTCTTACCCTGAAACGGCTGATAGTCCGGCGATATGAAAAGGTTCAGAATATCAACGTTCTCAAAGGTAACTTCGTTGGTGTCAATATCAGATAGCGCTTTCGGGTCGCCAAGGCCAAGCAGAAACGCACCTGTTATCATAGACGAATAAACTTGGGCGAAATTGCTTTTGTCCAGCATAGCCTTAAACCGCTTCTCATCTTCCTTGATTTCAGCTTCAGTCTTTTTTCTCTTCTCCGCCGTAATATCCACATCTAAAGCAGCTTCATCAATCTGCATCTTGAACAGCTTGCTTGTCTGCAATACCGCCCTCTTGACCTCGCCGGAAGCCTTCAATACCTTCATCCATATCTTTGGGGCAAAGACCTTAGACTGCCATTTTTTCTTCTTGGAGTAGTTCTGGCGGTTCTGAAACAAGTTCCATAGCTCCTGTTGCGCCTTCCTTCTATCCAGTGTGGCGTCCGCGGCTTCCTTCTTGCAGGCCAAGATGTACTTAACCAATCTCTCGCCGTCTAACATATCGTCCGGCTTAGCTTGCTGCTGGTCAGGCTTTTTCTTTGCGACCTTCTTTTTGACTTTTTTCGTTTGCTTAGCCATATTTCTTTTCCATATAGGCTATTCCAGTATTAGCCATTTTTTCAGCAATTTTTGTTAATTTCCTCTCGCTATTTGCCATTCTTCTTAAAACTCGTAAATTGCGTTTTTGTTCCTCAGTCATTTTAAGTTCCAGTCTTTTTCTTGCGCTTTGCCATAAGTTCGACCTCAAAGTACGCTATCGACAATATACGATTCTGCAACATCCGTCTGGTGGCTTTCTCTATCATCAGAACTTACACTAACAACGTCATAGTCTATCTGGTCTTCCGCCCACAGGCCGTTGACCAAGGCTTCCGCCCTGCTCGGCGAATGGCCTAAGTAATCGGCTTTCTTAATCTTGTCCTTCTTATGGATTTTACGAGTCTTGTCCGCCTGTATGTCATAGCCGATAGCCGTAAGCTCCTCTTGCAACATCGGGTCGTCTTCTGGAATAGATACCGTCTTGTCCATAAACCTTGCTCTGGCGCTGAACCATATTTCAGCCCTGCGATTAAAGTATGTTTTCGGGTCTGACGCCTTTTCCCTGTTGTCGGCTGATATAATCTGAATACTTTCTCTCTCACCCCGTTTCTTTAAGAAACTGCGTAACCCCGCACCCACACCTATCGGGTCGACAACAATGTGCTTGGCGCCTACGGCATAGACTACATCGAAAACCCTGTCGGCTGTTTCAGCCAACTCTTTCTTAACGTAAATATCGCTCTTAACTATCTTGCCGCTCTCTAAGCCGTAGATAACCGTCTCATCATCGCCAAACTCGGCAGGCTCGACACTGACCAGCCTCTTAGTCCTTAATGGTTGCATAAATCGCCCTACGGCTTGCTGAATGGCCGAGAACGGGATAACGTTGTCCTTCTCGTCCAGTTCTTCCCAACTATTCAGGATAAGCCTGTTATAGTGAGCCGGTGATTCGGTCTTCATCCTGACAAGGTCTCGTATAAAGTCTGCCGACAGGTTGCTCTTGTTAGCGTAAGTATTAGCTTCAAATAAGGCATAACAGGCAGGGTCAAATGCGGCCCTGATAACCTCTTCAGTTAAGCCCGACTCCATAACAAGCTCTTTCACCTCGCTATCGGTCGGCGTAGGTAAATCCTTCTTTTTCCATATCCTCCATATCCAGTTATGGCCTTTTGCGTTGGCACTTATACAGCCAAAATGCTCTACATCTGCCCGACGCAACCGACCTCTTAACATTTGAAACTCTCTATCAGTCGCAAACTCCTCCGCTTGCTCAATACTGAAACCGCCAAGGTTCATATTTTGCAGAACCTCAACCATATCTATCTGCTTACCGTGCCGAAACATTATCTCCGAATCGGGCATATCGTCAGTCCAACCATCGCCCCTTATCCTGACGTTATGCTTGGAGTCCACTTTCAAGCCAGTGTATTTCTCAAAGTCGGGGATAGTCGAATCCTCAAGTCGTGTCTGTTCCTTCCTGACTATCAACCACTGGTTGCCCGGATACTTCTGGCATTGTAGGACCGGCTTCAAGCAACAAACCCACATCGTTTTGCCTGTGCCCCACGCAGCAACCATAGCGGGAAACCTCGCCTTGGTCCGCATAAAGTCAGACTGAAACCATTTCATCTTAAACGTTTTGTTGATTACCGCTTTTATCATCCTTTCCGTCCTTTTCAGGTTCGCTTGGTTTTGGCTCTTCGTCTTCCAAGAAAATGTTCACGGTTGCACCCAAGCCACCTTCAACCCACTTCATATCAGGATACAACTTTCTCATTACGGCAATTAAGACCGTATTATCTGTGTATGCCTTCTTGACAAAGTGAACCAATAAAGTGTCGTCCTCCTTTTCCTCCACTTTCTTGATAGCTTTGCGTAGCTCTGCTATCTCTGGCCTTGCAACCCTGCCTCTTGGATTACCAGACTCCCCTTTCTTCCAACCACCCTTTCCTGTCGGATTATTGTTCATTTATATTGTCCATCCTGTTCATTCTTGCCAAACAAGCTCCTATCGCAAGGCTGGACACCGTAAGGGTATCTTTCAGCTTTTCTTACCCTGTGTCCAACCCTCTTAGTTTTGCCAAATAAAAAATCCAGCAAGGATAGAGCTAACTTCTGATAATCTATCCTGCTGGACTATTTTCTCGCGAAAGCAAGTCTCAGCTTGTTATTCTTATTGACGGCAGCCAATCGTTTTTCAATAGCTGTATATCTGCCAGCCTACCGTTGTGTATCTTACCTTCTAAGTGTACTACGCATTTCCCATATTCCAGTTCGGTTGCACGTTTTCTTAACAACTCCGCCAATATACCACACTCATCTAAGCCCTGCAAGTCTTTTTCTGTACTTTCTGCCAATTTTTTTACCATTCAGTTATCGCTTCTATTCCTCTGTTTAAGCCTTCTTATGGCATTTCCTATATTAGGAAATTTATCACCTGCTTCTCTCATTTCCTTAATTTCCCTTGCTAATTCAGGCCATATTTGAGAAATCAGATGTGGAGTAAATTTCCAGTTTATATAAATGGCTTTCATCAGTCCTCAACACTTAATTTCTGGTCTACCTTTCTTATCACAGGTGAAGGATTTCCCTTTAGGACAATATCTTAGATGAATCACAAATGCCCGCAGGCCATCTCGAATTTCCCCACAATCGGGGCAAAGATAAGTCCCTGCACCACTTTTCGATGTTCTAAACATTTACT